GGCTCGGGCTGAAGTAACTTTCTTCAAGCCGAAACTGCTGGCCAATGGGAAAGTCACGACGAATAAGCTGGGTGTATTTGCCAGCTATGACTTCGAGACTACTCCGACCGAGACCCAGGAACTCCTGGATATCGGAGGACAAATACTCACGGACCCCGACTTCGTGTCGGTGTTCAAGAGTTTGTCCTTGGCATAAACCATTAACCGCCGTCAACATAAGGAAGCACTCCTATGTCGCCAAACCGGAAAGTGCGAGTACCGCTCTTTTCTCCAGACTCTCTAGCCGTCAAACTTGAGAGTCTCCTAGTTCGAGACCTTACACGTGGAAACTCCGACACCCAATGTACGGAATTCGACCGACGAACCCAGCAGGGTGCGTTTAGGAAGAAGTTCGTACAAACTACGCGGGAAGGAACAGCGGAGACTAGAAGACAGGCGACTTTTGATAAGTTTACACTTACTCAAGATCGTCTCCGTCCTTTTAACTCTCTTGCTTTCCCTAACCCTGGCTCTCGTCCCACCGGACACCATCAGGATTCTATCCATGATGCTCTGGTAAGGGCAAGATCCCTTGCTCACCAAATCCTCGGTCCGTTCTCTACGGACCGTTGGTTTGAGTTATGCAAGCATGGGCCCAATTCCTCTCTAGGCGTCCCATTCCGGGACTCTGGTAACAGTGCTAAATGGCGTGTGCCAATTACCTGTACCGAGGATTGCGCAGGGGTGCTGGATGTGTACCTGTCTTGGGATCATACTCTTCGCGAGATGATTCAGAGGGTTAATCCCTCATTGCCAGCCGTGAAAAGTTGGCATATGATCAAGCAGGTTTCAGGTTCTCGACTGACGACAGTTCCCAAGGATACTTCGATCGATCGTACTATTGCGGTTGAGCCTACTGCTAATATGTTTTTTCAGCAGGGACTCGGTCACTATTTATACGAGCGATTGGCAGATCTCCCTGGGTTGGATATCGAGGGGTTGCAACAGCACAAACATAGGCATCTCGCTAGAATATCAAGTATTACTCAAAGTAATGCGACGATAGACTGGTCGATGGCGTCTGATTGTGTAAGTCAGTCATTGGTAAAGTTTCTTTTACCTCCTGATTGGTTTTATGTTTGTGATCGTGTCCGCAGTAAAACTGTGGAAATCAATGGTGTAGATATCGAACCAGCGTGCTTATCACAATGGGGAATGCTACTACCTTTGGTCTCGAGACCCTAGTATTCTACTGTTTGGCCTGTGCATCATTCCC